AATAGTTCAGCCGCATAAGCGTCCAGCGTTGCCGCCTGCTTTGCGGTGGTAGCATAAGCGCGCACGTACACGACCGCGTTCACGCTCTCGTTTGGTGTCATGTTCTCGTGCCCGCCTGCCACGTAAGACCAAACAACGTAGGGCATCGCGCGCCCTTCAGGCGCAATGCCGTGATAGATACAAGTGCCGCCGAGAGCGGTAACTAAAGCCGTGCCGCCGGATAGCTTGGTATAGATTGCCGCGTTCAATGCGTTTATGTGTGAGGTCATTTCGTTATCAACTCGTCTTTCAGCCGCTTTTCCAGCAACTTCGCCTCAGCTTCACAAGCCGGTTTCAAGAAAGGCCGCTCCTTCATCCGCACCGAGCCATCCGCGTTATGCGTGCCAAACTCCACGTAGGCAGCATATTCCTGTTTGAACTCCACGTTGGTGTATCCAATACCGTCTACCACTTCGCTGTTATCGCGCAAAGCACCAGTCGCAACCGGCGCACGCTTACGAGCTTCCCCAAGAATATGGAACGCAGTCGCTTTGATTATTTTGTCCCTGTTACCAGGCAACTTTGCGATAATCTCATTCAGCTTTGTGGTATCCACGCTCACGCTTATGCTCATAGCACGCGCTCCAATTCAGCCCGCTTTACCGCTTGCCAACTCTGCCCTTCATTGATACTCAATATCGACCAGACGTAATCGCCGCTCTTGACGCGGTTTGTAAGGCTGATTGTCGTGTTGTATGGCACGCTCAGGACTGCCTTGCTGTAAGGCTGGATTGCGCCGCCGGTCATAGATTCCCTGCCCGAGCGATAGTCAATCCGGCACTTTACGCCAGCCGTAGCAGTGCCCCACGCCTCCGCAAAGCCGCCCTCGCTGTCGGAGGTATACGCCACGCTTAGAATGTCGCACGTGTCAGGCAGCAGATCGTAGATGTCCGCCTGCATTTGTGCGAGTTCCCGTGCGGTCAAGCCAATGCTCATAGATCGTCCCTCACAATCTTGGCCGTAGTTACTCCCTCGCTTGCGCTCCGCTGTTGGTAGTAGCCTGCCATATTGAGATAGGCTTGCGCCTGTTGGCTGCGCTTGACGGAATGCCCGTCGGTCGAGAAGTCAACCAGCCCTGCCACGTGTGACGCTTTCATGCGCCAAATGTCAGCCGCCGCCGCGTCCAGATCGTATGCAAAGCCGCTCCAATAAAAGGACTTGCCGCTTTGGTCTGCAGTGAACGTAACAATGCCGCGCGTGTAATCGGCAGTCCAGCCCGTGACCGTTCCGGCGGTATCCTCAATCTTGAAGACCGCCGTGCCGCTTTCAACGTCCGTCACCCCAAGCCGGTATTGTGTGTAGACGATGGATCCTGCCGAATAGGTTGGTTGCACTTCCAAAGCCGCGTGAACGTATTCAGCCTTATGCCGGTCAAGCACGCGCTGGATTTCCTCATCGCTCCAATAGGTCACGATGGACGAGTCGCTTGTGGTAGTCCATTCGTCCGGCTCGGCGTTGGCATAACCCCTTACCGTGTCAATCAACGTTTGCATTCCTGTTCGTGCCATAAGGCCTCCTAAATAAAGTTGCCGTGCGATTGAGCATTGAACATGCGGTCAAGCGTCAGGTTTGGAATATGCCCTCTACACATAAGCCGGCAATGTCCGTCAACTTCCCATGCGTGTGAGCGCGCCCAAATGTCAGACCACCGCTCTTTTGAAAGATCGCCCCAGCAACTGTCTTCCATGCCGCGCCGATTGCAGCACGCGTACACTTTGCCGTCCGGCGTAATGACGGTCTGCACCTGCGCCCAATAACAAGCCTGGTATCCGTGCGATTGCCAATCTCGGTACTGCTTGAAGCGGTCTATGTCTACGATCACCTTCGAGCCGACCTGCGCTTCGAGTAAAGGCAGCGCGTCATTCACCCAAGACCTGTCCGCGCCTGGTGTTACAAGCGGCCGGTATTGCACATAATCCGCGCCGATCTTATGCAGTGCAAGCGCGGTCATGTTTGGGATCTCCCGATAGTTTTCCGCGTCAACCATGTAACCGATGCCGACCGTGCAAGACCGCTTTGAACGTGCAAGAATGCCAGCTCCCGCAATAACACGCTGGAATTTATCCGCGCCCTTGTATTGCAGAAACCCTTCTTGCGTATTGCGGTCAAGTGATACGTACACCCACTTCATGCGTTCTGCCAGAACGTCAATCAGCGCATAAGTAAGGTTCGTTCCGTTGGTGTAGATGCCCTGATCCAGCTTACAAGCCTCAATAATCTGGATTATGGCAGGGTGCATGGTAGGTTCACCACCACCGCTCCACGTCACGCTTCTAACGCCCGTTTCTGCGAGCTGCGCGAGAATGTCAAGCGCAAGCCCTGTGTCCATCAGCTTGCCGTCATGCGTGTGCGCCATGTGGCAGCCCTTGCAAGCCAGGTTGCAGCGGTTGGAAAGGTCAACCTCAACATTCACCGGCGCGGGATGTAAACCAACTTTGATTTCAGCCAGCCTGTCAATGTGCTGCAATAGTTTGCCACTCGGATTGATAAAATTGCTCATTCCGGCTGTCCTCGCATAATCTTTTGTGCTCTGATTACCAACTTATCCCACCACTTGAAACGGTATCCTGCATCCCATAACGCGCGGATGAAGTAATAATCGCCGGCGTAGCACTCGCCCCAATCAGTTGCGTGTTTCTGCCAAATACCGCACTTCACCGCAAAGCAGGAAAGGTCAATTTGCCCAAGTTCCGGCGCGCCTTCCCATATGCTTGGCAACACGCCAACAATCTGATTCTTGAACACAATCACATCTGGACTGTCAGCCGCCTGTTCTTTCAGTCCTTTTACGAAGTCCGTGTCCGTAACCAGGTTATCGTCCGATAGCACGAACACATAATCGCCGCTTACTTCCTGCGCGTGGTTGCGAATGTCCCCGTACATGCCGTCAATGCCAATCCCGACTTCGTCACGAATCAGCACAACCTCATAATCGCGGTCACTCTGCGCTTTGATGGATGCAAGACAATCAGCCAGCATCTTCGGACGCTTGTAAGTTGGAACGTAGAAGGTTAGAAATGGCATTACTCACCCATCCATTCACGCGCCTGCTCTGCCCATTCCGCCATTTTCCCCAACACATCTTTGTACATTGTCGCGTGCTGAATGCGCGGGTGTGTTGGTTGCGGGGTGTCCCAAGTGTGAACATTCCATGCGTTATCAAGCTGAAAAGTGTGGTTGTAAAGCTCGGTAGGCTTTGCAAGGTAAACAGGCCGCCTGATGTCCAAATAGCCCATTTGGTCAATGATTGCGCTCTGCTCACGCCAACGGTCATTGAGGTATTTCGTCATATCCCATGCGCGCTCCAGGTACTCAACCATCGGCTTGCGCACATACCACATGCCGCAATTAGGTACTTCACCGTCACCGGTATGGTGGAATACCATCGCCTGCCAGTACTCCGCCGGAAAGGGCAGATCCTCTCGCCCGTCCACTATCACCAAGTCAGAATCAAGCCACAGCACATCATCGTATGTTTTCAGCAGGTCAATCATCAATGGCAACTTGTACCAAACAGGATGCCTCGCAACGCCGATTTTGTCAGCCTTGAAAAGGTCATACCCGTGCCGCTTTGCAAATGCTTTGAAAGTTGGCAGGCTGTAATCCAACTGTGCCTTACAAGTGCCCGTGCCATAAGTGACAATCGCTTTCACAGCTCGACCTTTTCCAACTCCGGCTTGTAATTGATCATTTCCTGCATCTCTTTGATGATGGGTTTCCAGTATTGCCGTGTCACGTCATCCGCATCGTAAGGCAGTGCCCCACGCCGCGCTTGGTTGCGTAAGGAATAATCGCCCTTTGCCGCGTAAGCCTGTTCCATCCGGTCGCTTATCGCGCCAGCCGTTGCCTGCCACTGAAACGCATCAAAGAAGTCGTGGTAGACCGGCATTGCTTCCGCCTTGTCCACCTTCCAGCCGGCAAAGCACAACTCGCTCATGGAAGTCCAATCGCCCACAATGACCGGTGTCCCGCAAGCCTGCGCTTCAAGTATCGGGATCCCAAAGCCCTCGCCCATTGCCACGTTTGTCAGCACATCCAGTCCGTTGTAAACGTCCACCATGTAAGCATCAGGAAAGCCCAAGCCATTCATGTATTGGTCGCAGATCAGCACGTCTTCACCGAGCTTCAAACCCATGCGGTTGATGAACTTGATGATGTTGACCCCATTCCCGCCGCGCGAGCCATCGTCCGTGTGTAAGTACAACATCGTGTCAGGATGGTTGGCGTGTAAAGCGGCAAAGGCTGCGATCTGCTCATGGAACGCCTTGCGTGATGGGTTGTCTTTGTTGGCCGCTACCATGCCGACGATGAACTTGTCCTGAGGCCACTTCAAGTGTTCGCGCGCTTCTTCGCGGTCAAGCGGCTTGAAGATGCTGGTATCCACACCGTGCGGCGCGTACCACACGTCCAGCCCAACCTGCTCCGCCATGCGCTTGCCGAACTTGCTCATCACAATCGGCTTTGCGGCTTGTTTTACTTTCGCCAGCACGTTTGCCGGCATCGGCTCATGGTCAATCGGAAACCAGGGGAACCAGGGCACGTCAATGTTCTGATTCTCAATCACCCACGCGTCCACCAAAGTCACAACCGCATCCGCCTGATCCCAAGTAGCATGCGCGCCGATCACGTCCTGCCCATAAGGGTGTTTGAAGTTCGGATACACCTTGATTCCGCCGATATTCAGCACGCCGCTCTGCACGCCGAAGAACGCCGTCACGCTTATGCCGCCGTCAAGCAACTTTGCCAGTCTTGGCACAAACAGCTTCGTTTGCACGCCGTAACCAGTAGTAGCTGCCGGTGAGTTGCTAAACCAATTAAGTCTCATATTGTCTCAAGCCTCCAGCTTGCGCTCCGATAGGGCAGGGAAGCGGTGGAGCGTGCCGTTTTCGGGGTATACGCCCTATCCCTGCCCATCAAGTTACTCGTTATTAGGCGGAAGTACCGATCATCTTCACGCCGTAGGTCGGGCGATAGACGCCGTAACCATATTCCATCGAGGCGTTCAATTCCCACGCGCCGGAGCCAGAGTAACTGGCATTCCATTGCGGGTTGATGGTGAACGACTGGCGCATATCCAGCGCGATTGCCGGCGAAGAGAACATGCCAGCCACAGCAGCGGTGCCGCTTGCAATATTGGCGTCAACCAGGAAGTCCATGTTGCTGAACGAAGCCTGGTAGAATCCGCCGATCACTGACTCCTTCAAGTTCGGATTGTCAATGAAAGTTGGAACGCCGGAAGAGGCGGAAGTCAGGTAGTACCATTGCACGGGGTGCAAAACGACCGCGTAACGACCAAAAACCTTGTTAGTGCGCAGATACGCCTGAGCGCGCAAAACGTTCGCCCAAGTCAGGGTGCCGCCAGCAGTGCCGACAGTGCCGCCGGTGAAGCTGGTAAACAGACCAGCGAGATTGGTGTCAATATGCGCGGCTGCGGTCTCGCCCAAATAACGACCGGCTTCGGCTTGCGCGTTAGCAGGGTCGCTGTTGATTCGACGAGTTGTGAGCAAAATCTGCGAGCCATAAGTGGCCGGCGTGATAGTGCCAGATGCAGCTGCGTTAAAAGCCTGTTGGCTCATGTCGGTCGCTTCATCAACTGCGGCAAAAGTGCCTCCGCTGTATGTTCCGAACACACGCGGTGCTGATCCAGTCGAACTGAAATTGGTGACAAAGGGAGCAATTGCGTTCCCTTCTTGCGCAACCATGAGCGCAAGATCATATACATTTGCAACTAAGCCGGCGATGCCAGCATAAGTAGATTCGTTTGCCATTTATTACCTTCCTTCGGGTGGTTTTTCCATCCAATTCACTCCGCCTCCAGCCCAAATATTGGGCGGTGCGCCTTCCAATCGCTGTTTGCGTTGCGCCCACGTCTCGTTGGCGCCTGCCTTCTCACCTGGATTGGTCGCGCCCGTGTTCGGTGCGGCTTTTTGTTTGGGTTGCGCTTCAAGCAAGAGCTTCGCATCCGCTTCCAGTTCTTCCGGCGTCTCGCCTTTCAACCTGTCAGCATAGATCGCGGGCAATCCCACTTTCGCGGCAATGTCATGTT